TCTTATTGTGTGCATATTTTTTATTCCGTAAACATTATCATTAACACTTAAAGTATTTTTCAAATTATATAAATCATGTTCATAGTTTTCTAGTTCTAAAAACTCGTACAATTTAGACATTGTTTGTTGTGGTTTTTCCACTAAATCGTTATATTCAACAAACATAACGTTGTCGTTTTTTGTCATTAAGTTTTTAATTGAATACAATGTTCTGTCTATATTGTGAGTAGGAAGCATTAAATAATCACATCTTCTATCGTCAAGACTTCTATAAGGAAAAATACTTGTACTTAATCCAATGTCAATATAATTATTTGGGTTATTGTTTTTATTCAACAACACAATAAAGGAAGTTAAAATCTCAAGTATGTCTCTCACGCAACAAATAATTTTAGGTTTCTTAGTTATGTATTTTTCAATATACTCATAATTACCAACACTTCCCCAATGAAAGTTTCTATCAATAACAATAGGTTTATTTATATGTTGATAGTTGTTTTTTATAATAGAACTTATAAGGTTTTGTTTTGCTTCTTTATTAGGAAAATTATTAAATTCTTCAGACACTTCTAATTCTTGATGAACCAAATGTATAAGTTGAACCACAACAGAATCTGGACCTGAATAGATTTTAGGATTCTGGTTAAATAGTTCAGTTAGTAATGTTGAACCTGAACGTGGAAGTCCAGCCATGAAAAAGAATTGTTTATCCATTGTTATGTCTTCCCCATTGAATTTTATTCCACACTCTTTCATGAACATAGTAAATATAAACTTTTAACACAGTTTCCCAAAATGCTATCAACACAGATAAATCAACTTTTTTAGTAATAACATATACAACCAAAAAAGAAGAAAGTGTTCCCCATATCCGATAAGAAAAGGCTTTAGTTATTGACCTTGATTTAGTTACATTCATATTCCTAATTCTTTTCTTTTATCAGTAGCAGAAATAGATTCAATTTCTTTACCTAATTCAACCTTTTCTATCAAATAACCAACATCACGACCATAAACAATGTTTGTAATGTTAGGCATCTTAACAACAAAAGAATTACCTCTAAAATTAGTTATATATTTTTCTACTTCACTAAAACTCAAAGGGTCTTTTTCAGAAGTTCTATGTGTGTTACGAACTCCTATTAAAACTTGTTTAGTTCTTTTAGACGCTTCATTATATAAAGCCTCATGTCCTTCATGCCAAGGTTGATACCTTCCAAGCATTAAAGTTGATGGTTCTTTCCAATCAAATAAACCGCATCTGAGAATAACTTCTTCAACTTCTTCATCCACTGTTTTACCATTTTTAATTTGAACATTATATTTTGTTGGCTTCTCCCATATTATGTTTGTGTCTTCATATCTACTTTGTTCTATCCTATCAACCCAAATAATAAAATCTGCTTGACCAAAAACGTCTCGTGTTTGTTCTGTTGGACAAACAAAATCTGCAACAACAGTTTGATTTTGTTTAGATAACAAACGTGACAAAGCGCCCATTCTCCTTGCCTGCTCAATACGGTCCTCTTTGGAGAAACTTAAATCTTTACTTAAATCATTTCTTACTTCATCAGCGTTCAAATGAATTGCGTTCAACCTATTACAAAGTTCTAAAGATAAAGAAGTTTTTCCACTTCCAGGTAATCCAATAACTTGTATTATCATTTCATCTCTTTTTTTGTACTTAATAGTTTAACAATATATTGTTGACTAACATTTAACACTTCACTAATTACTCTATAAGTAATTTTTTCTTCTCTTAAAAGATGTAAGATTTTTTTTCTATGTTTAGACGTTTCAATTAAAAGACGGTGATACTCTTTTGCTTGAACAGTTAAAGCCTTAGCGGTTTCTAAAAGTTGTTGTTGCTGAGGTGTCAAATCTTTACTCATAAACTCTCCTCAGGACTCCACACTTTAGTATAAGTTCCGTCATTGTTCAAATAAAACCATCCGTTGTGAAGTTTTATTGGAACCATGTGTGAACTTTCTTCTTGATAACTTACTAAATAACCTTTCTCATAACTTTCAGCCCGATTAGATTCAATCCAACCGTGACAACCTGTTGTTCCAGAACCACATAAAACTAAAAGGTTACTTGCACTATTGGAATTCAATTTTTTTGTTCCACCCATGCCTCGTGGTTGCCTATGGTGAACACTCATCCCAAAGCCTTTATTCAAAGAGCCTCTACAAACCTCACAGAAGCCTTTAGAACGTGTTAAGACTAAAAGTCGAGTCTCTTCACTAGGACCTGTCTTCCGTCTTTGCATTTACCCTTCTAACGCCTTATTTGAGCCTTTTAATAAACCTCTTGTTACTAAAACTTTTTTAAGGCTCTTTTCAACCAATTCGTCATAAACTTTCCAAAAATGTGCTCTTGTAATATCCACATTTTCTGTAACACATAATTCTTTCCAACCAATAGTTTCAACTGCTTTTAGGCACACTTCTGTAGCGTCTTCAATATACAAACGAAAACCATCTCGTCCATATTTTTTTATTGCCAACCTAACTTCCTCCCAAGCCTCAGAACGACTAATTGGAAGAACGCCCATAGTTGATAAAACTTGTTTACGAATACCTGCAACAGTTGGTTGCTTCTCAGTTGTTTGTAATAAAACTTTTATTGAACTAATAACAAGTTCCCCATCAAGGTCTTTTAACAGTTCATGAAAGACAGTTATCGTGTCCTTATTAGGAACCCAATTAGGATACAAAGATGCTATCAAACTGATAGCAACAACTGTTTCCTCTTTAGTCATCTTTCAACCAGTCCATTAAAGCGTTCACACCTCTATTTTTTCTTTGTGCTTGAATACGCATGCGGTCAAAATGTTTCCTTAACTTATCTGGTGACAAAATGTTTCCTTGCCAAAACTCGTCCTTCTGACTCCATTTGATAGCCCCCTCAATTTCCTCAAAACTTCTATTATCAATTCGAAGCATACGTTCCATTGTTGTAACCCATTTATCTGTTACCTTTGGTAACTTACTACCATTCTTTTCAATTAGTTCTGCTAAAAGATTTGCGAGAATAAAAGCCTGTTTTAATTGTTTGGAGTCTTCTAGTTCAATTGGCTCTCGTTTAATATGGCTCTCGTTATATGGGACGTTTTCGTCCCCACCCGTAGGGACGTTTTCGTCCCCACCGTTAGGACTTATATGTCCCCACCTAGGGATTAAATCGTCTCCACGTCTAACAGAATAAACTGTATAAAGATTAGTTGTTAAATCACCTTTAGCATCACGTCGTTGTTCAATTAAAACTGCACCAATATCAACTAACTCTTTTAACGCTCTATCAACAGGTTTAGTTGAATTAACTTGCAAACGATTAGCCAAAGTTTTCCTACTAGGAAAGCACTCACCACCACTATCAGCAAAACGTCTCAACACTCCATAAAGCCTTACACCTTGCGGTGAAATGTTTGAGTATAAAACCCACTCAGGGATAATTGTAAAATAAGCATCCGCTTTGGCCTCAAAATTATCACTCAAAATAAACTCCAAAAAAAATAAGGTGCTCCATTTAGAAGCACCCTACTTTAACACTTACTTTTCAGAAGACACTAACTGGGAATGTTTCGTTTGATACAATTTCCTCAAATTACTTACATCAGTTGTGCTTAAGGTTTTTTCACTTTCCTTAATAATTTTTGCAACCTGTTCAAGTCCTTGAGTATCAAAAGCACCTTCAATTGCTTTAACATAAGGAGTTGGGTCAACTAAATCTTGAACCTTTTGCATTTCTTCTGCGCTTACTCTGAAACCACTCTTGGCAAAACCAGCGTTTGCTAAGGCTCTTCCAATTGAAGAAGTTTCACTATTAGCACAACCACTTATCTTGTTGATAGGTGTTGAACCAATTATTGCTTCATCATGTCCTGTTGCTATTGGATATTGGTCGTCAAAGTTACGATAAACACTTGCTTTGAAAATAAAACGTTTACCGTCATCAACTAACATTTCAGTAACAACACGACCTTGAGGATATTTTTCAAAGAAACGAACTAACCTGTCCTCCACTGGTTCATATTGTTTCCCATGAATTGTTATCATAGCCATTTTATTCAACCTCCACTTTGTAATTTATTTCGCTTGGTTTAATAGCAATACCAGGAATCATTTCACTATCTTTAGTAATAATTTTTCCGTCGGTTGTTACTACTAATTCTGTTTTTATCTTTTCCATATCGGGTTCGACTTTATACCTGACAAGGTCAAGACTTTGGTTTTCACAAAACTTTAGAAAAATATCTTTATCTGTAAACTCAAACTTTTCCTGTGATTGTCTACTTGATATTTTTCCGTATGGCGTTGAAACAGTTTTTCTATCGAACTGTTCCCTTTGTTCTTTACCATAAGCAACAAGATGGTTTGTAAAGAACTCTGATTTGGTTTGGATAGGATTGTTAACTGTTTCCAACCACTCATCTATTCTTTTCTTTTCATCTTCCGCTATTGAATTGTTAATAGCCATTTGTACAACATGTACTTTTAACTTTCTCATAGCCCAAGTTGCTTTAGAATCATCATCTATCTTAAACGATTCTTTTACTTCTATTTCTTCACTATCGAACTCGTTCAAGTCCATTTGACCTCCTTGGTACATTAAAACCATACAACACACCTCGGACAAAAAATAACAATTTGATTTAGCAGGTTAATTAAGGCATACTTAAAATGCGCTCCTGAATAACTCCCTCAGTTGAGCGCTAGTTTGAGGGGTCAGTTTCTCCTTGGTTATCTGACCCCTCTCCAAAACAAAAAGTCCGCCAACAAAAGTTGACGGACTTCTTTTTGTAAACTTATTATTATTTTCTTTTTTGAACTTCCGCATTTGCTGCTTTAACAATTCCGTAAGCAGGGTCATTTGGGTTCATACCTCTTAAAACAATTGGCAACACTGCTGCAATTCCACCAATCGCAATTGACTTAGGTTCTGTCTGTCCAGCGCTAACTAGAGCGATAACAGCGGTCAAAAATGCTCTTGACCAAGTACCTATCATTGATTTGTATTTATTGTCTAACTTCATTACTTACCTCCGTATGCTATTTCTTGCCTTGACATACCATCATGTTCACCAAGATGTTTGTCAATTTTGGTTTCCACTCTATCAAGTTTTCTATCCAAATGCCTGATAGTTGTTAAAACATTTTTTAATGTTAAGTGCACTAATTTGTATTCCTGGTTGTTATCTATTCTCATCCGCCTTGTTTCAGTAATTGAATGTCCAATAATAGAAATAATTGCTACACCGACAGGAACTAAAGCAAAGAAAATCCAGTCCCGTAGCATATCCATTTTATGGTTTTACTTCCGCAGTTGTGCTATGTAATGGTAAAGAATTAAAAATGTCCTTTGGGTCAACATCTTTTCCAGCAGACCAACGAATGTTATCTCTTAACTCAAAATGTAAATGTGGACCTGAAGAATTACCAGTGTTACCAGTCTCACCAATTATTTGTCCTTCTTTAACGTTGTCTCCTGGTTTAACTAAGGATTTATTAAGATGAGCATAAATAGCCCAAACTTTGTTTGAATGTAAACCTATTTGTTGAACAATTTGTGTTCCGTAAGCAGAACCCCAATTGGCTTTTGCAACAACACCATCAGCAACAGCAACGATTGGTGTTCCAACTGGAACAGCAAAGTCAACACCAGTGTGATAACCCTTAGACCACATTTTACCTTTTTTCAAATAAGGTGTAGTAATCTTTCCATTTTTTATTGGTAATCCCATTAGAGTATCAAACCTTTGAACTGTCTGATAGTTGAAACAATATCCGATTTGCCGTTATGAAAAACCATGCAAGAAATAGGTGTACCAGGAACAGCATTAAAATACCAAGACAAAGTGAACTGAACAGAAGCAAGACCATCAGGGACAGCAAAAGTGTTAGTACCAGTTGTATCGTTCTTGCCTTTGTAATCTCTAGAATAATTCATTTTCACATATGTTGGTCTACCTGTTTCAGGTAAAGTTAAATGTAGTTGTGCTTCCCAAAAACAATGACCTGCTTGGTCTGGGTCAATGGCATCTTTACCATTAAGTAACATAGGTGTCCATTTGTTTGGCTTAAAAGATTGTTTGTTCTTATCGTCTTTCCATTGAATATACAAAGTTTATTTTCCACCTTTAATTTGATTACTTGTTCAATAATAAGGTTTATGGACCAACATAAAGAAACGACAGGCTTGGTTTAACGTCATCTGTGCCTAAAATGTTTAACGCCCCAGAGGAACTTTGCCAAACTTGAAGTTCAACCCATTCGTTTTTTGTTAACGGAACGGTTGGTGTTGAACAAACAACATGAGATTCCACTGAGTTAGAAACAGGTTGAAAAGTATTTGCATACAATTCGGTTGTGCCATTTTTTCTAAAACGTATCTCTCTATGACCAGTATTATCAGCAGCAAAAACAACAGCACCACTTAGAACATAACGACCAGTAACAGGAACAACTAACCGAGTTGGATTAGGAGACAAATCCCAACAATTCCAATCATCATTTTCAACTGTATCAAAACTAACATTAGTGTAAGTTGAAGTTGGAATACTTTGATTGGTAGTTCGAGTTACAACTGGAGATAAAGTTCTTCCTAAAGCAGAAAGATGACCAATACCAAACAAATCAACACCGTCTGTAATAAACCACATTTGGTCATTTACTTTTGGCGGGAAAGACGAAAGATATTTAACATTTGGTAAAGTACCTTCTAAGTCTCCAACAGAAACATCAACTGTTCTATCTGAATTGATTGTGATAACTTTTCCTTGACGAACACGCAAAGAACGATTAGGAAGAATTTTTTTAGCCAAAGGCACAAAGTCCATTAGAACCTTCTCACTCTAGCAATAGCGTTCATTGTTTGGTCTGGGCTTAAAGGAATAGTTAAAGAATCCAAAACCACTCTAGCATCAATACCCGAAAGTGTTCTTACAATTTTTATCAAATCATAAACGTCATGAGCAGGATTAACTATTTGCGACCAATCAATTCTCTCTGTTGCACCTAAAACTTTTTTTAATTCCGCTGCTGCGGCAGTGTTTGCTTCCTCTGCTGTTAAAACAGTTGGACTCGACATAAACTTTGGTACTTCACCAAAAGGACCGTAACGATAAGTTGCACTAGCAGCATTCTCGTCCCACGCTTGACCACTAACACCTAAAGTTAAATTACTTCCCTCACCTGTAAAAATAACACCATTGAAAGTATCGTCGACACTTAAACTTCTTGTTATATTTAACAAAACGGCTTCATCATTTTCTTCATAAGTTTGAACTTCCGTTTCAACATCTGGGTCTGGAATACTTCTAAGTTTAACTATTCCGTCGACATCAAAAAATAAATCTAGACCAGCACTTTCCGCTATACGAACAGCACTACGCCAAGGGTCTTTATCATTATCTAAAGTTGGATACATTAAAGGTGTTGTTTGATTTGTTGCAAAAAATTGTGTTTGAACATCAGCCCATCTATCTGTTAACAAATTAGTAATGGCTGTTTCTTTTGCTGTACCGCTTGCAATATAAAAATCGTTATCAATAAACTTTTGTCTACTAATTTTTATTGACCTATCTGAGCCTTCAACAACAATTTGTAGACCATCAGAACTATCTTTCATGGTCACATTGGTGATAACAAAAATACCTAAAGGAACCATTTCGTCTGTTCCGTCTTCTAAACGAACACCTCTAAATAATCTTAACTCGTGACCAAAAGGTGTAAGTATGTCAAAACTTGTTGTTGGTGTTAATTCACCTGTTGCATCAACAACTGTAATTGAACACGTTCTTCTAACATCACGTCTTGAATCAACTGAAACACTTCCAGAAATAACTTTTAATTCCGTTAGTTTAACAGTTGAATCCCAAACTTCACATCTTGTTGGGGCAACGTGAGAGTAACGAACTCTTGTTAAAAAGTTTGCTGAAACAGGATACATTTTTAAGGCTCATCAACTTCAACATAATCCACTGTAACAAATCTTTGTAAAGAATCTATCGGACCTGTTTCTCGCCAACGTCTTGTTAAAAATCTTACATACTTTGTTCTAGCCAAAGGGTCGGTAACAAAAATTGTTCCTTGATAAGTTAGAACAGCATACAAATCGTCCCACTCATCTGAGGTCGTTGTAACGAATTCATAAGTTCCATCATTACCACTTATAGCGCTAGAGACAACAAGTGCGTTCGTTCTGCCTAATGGTCTGTAAATACCAACTTGTTCTGTTCTTTCTTGTGTGTGTGGTAACAAAACTTTTAGACTATCAACACGAATTGTTGGGTCGTTTGGTGCAACAAAAGTCCACCTGGTTTCATCAACAACTGTAACAGGAATTAAACTTGAGTAACTAGACGAGCGAATAGACATTAAATTGTTCCTTTTGCTTTAGCGCGATAACTTGAAACTTCTCCAACAGTTGCTTCGTAGTCTGTCAAAGTTGCAGACTGATAAACACCAGCATCAACTGGACTATTTCTAACTGTTGTGTAAGTTGTATCGGTTGTTCTTTCAACAACAAAATCTAAATCAGTGTAACCACCAATTGTGAACGCTGCGGTTGTTCCAGGATGGAAAGCAAAACTGTCTCCAAAATGTATTTCATTATTTGATGGACTTGTTACTTTTAACAACATTCTTGCTGTTACTGCTCCTGTTGGTGCGCTACCAACAAAAGACGCTGAAGTCCAAGCGCTCGCACTATTTGTTACACCTGTTCCATAACTTTCACTAATAGTTGCACTACTTGAGTTAATCCAACGAACACCAACAGCGACAGTTCTTGTTGAAGAGTTTGCTTTGAAAGAACCAATAGCACAATAAGATTGACCTGCTAAAACTGTTGAAGTTCCCGCTAATCGAACAACCATGTCCGCTGATGAGTTTGCTGTTAAACTTAAACTTGCTGCACCGTCATTAAATTGACCTGTTGTTCTAGCCAAAGTTGTATTTGAATCACTAGTCCAACCACCAACAGTACTTTCAATGCTTGCTTCGTTGGCTGTTAAAACATTTGTTGTTCCTTGAATAGTTAACGCAACACTTCTTGTTGTTTCATTAAAACTTGCACTAAGAATTGGAACACCTGGAGCGTCTAAAGATAAACTGAAACCAATGAAACCCCATGCTGAAAAAAAGTATCTATCGTTAACTGTTTTACCGACTTTAACGTAAGCACGATAAGTTGTTGCGTTAGCAAGGTCTTCGCCTAATGTGTAACCTGCATCAGAAGAAATAATTTCACCAGAATCAACTGTTGCTGAACTTGTGTCGACATCAAATGTTGCTGCGTTATATTGCGCTGCTGTAAAGATTTTAACTTGAAAAGCACTTTGAGGGTCGCCATCAGTATCAGCATAAGTCCATGTAACAGTTGGAAATGAAGTATCTGTTTGAACACCAGTTGGGGCAGTAATAGTTAAAGTTGGTTGGCTTGCTGTAACAACATCAACGAATGCTTCTAAGATTTGTGCTCTATCACCTGTTGCGCCGTAGTCAATAAAACGAACAACTAAATCATCTATTTTAGTTTGCGACCAAGCGCCACCATCAGGTGCTTTAGTTAAATTGATTGCATAGTCAACAACAGCGGAAGAAACAGTTCCTCTTTTTTCTATCGATTGTGAAAAAATAGTTGTCTTTGCTGTTCTATCAGAAATGTATCCTAAAGAAGCCAACAGTCTTCCAGTAGCCCCCTGAGTTATTTTTGCACGAATGTTCACATACTCAACTGTTTCAGAGGCAGAAAGAGTTGTTGTTCCTAAATCAAAAGAAATAATTTTGGGTGCTGCCGCCGTTGAAGTTTTTTGAATAAAAGTGCCATCAGCGTTATCACTTAAAGCAGCATGAGCGGTTGGAGAACCACCAGTTATTGTGAAGTCTGCTGAACCTGTCCAGTTACCGTTAGGTCTTAAAATGTAAGTTGCCATTATACGTTTTGTAACTCTTTCACTAATTGTGCGAACTGTTGTTCAATTTTTGTTGTAACCATTTCAGTTATTTCTTCAGTTGAAGCAGCATCACTAACATCTATGTTAACAACGAAAGCGCCTTGTGAAACATAAACTTGATTACCTTGTGTTCTTACTTGCGCTCCACCTGTTAATCCTGCTAAAGCAATCGACGCTTGTTCAAGTTGCGGTGTGTAAATGACACCAGCCATAAAGTTACCAAGACTTTGACCTGTTTCAGTTAACGCTTTAGACACTTCGTTAATCTGAGCAATAGCGGCTTGTCCACCTGCGATTAAAGAACTTGCTAAAGCAAAGCCTTGTGTTGGTCCAGCGGAAACAATGTCTTCTAAAGTTGAAGCATTTAATCCAAGACGTTGTAATTCTTGTATTTGTTTAGAAAAATCTCTAGCACGATTTAATCTCATTTTCATATTATCTATCAAGGATTGTGCTTGAGGTATAAAGTTTTCAGGTAAATCAACAGCCTTAATGGAACCAAAGTCTTGAATAGTTTTCTTCAAACTATCTGAGTATTCTCTTGCGGCTTTACGCATTTCTTCAATAAGTTGCACAACACTATTAACACCACTCTTAACAGCCTCTTTAATCTTATCAACCATTGACGCTGCTTTAGCGGCATCTTCAGCACTTTGTTTAGCGGCTTCAACAACTGGGTCAACAGCAGTTTTTGGAATATAGGCTTCACTATCGGCAACTGTTTGTCCTATTTGATTACCAATACCTAAAGCAGATTTTATATTTTCTAAAATACTTGAAGCACCATCCGCTAGTTTTCCAAATGGGTTATCGCTCGTGAAATCTAAAATAGAGGAACCCATTGTTAACAAGAACGCTGCTGCTGTTTCAGCAATATCAGCAATACCATTTGCCATGGTTGGAACAACATTAGAAACAATTGAAGGAATGTTTTGCGCATTTTGAGCAAAGTCTAAAATAGCGTTGGCGGCACTACTTAACGAACCAGCAACACCATCAGAATAGTTACCCCAACCTCTAGCGTTTGCTATTAACTGTTTGTTCATTTTTGGAAGATTGTCGCCAACAGAGTTAAAGAAACCAACAATTTGTTCTTTACCAATATCTGCAAACTTTGTTAAAGAACTTGAAATGAATTGTGTTGCACTAGAAACAACACTTCCAACTTCATTTAATGCGTTACCAATTAAAGCACCTAAACCTGGAATGAACTTGGCAAGCCTAGAAACACCTTCTATAAATCTTCTTATACCTTCTCCCGCTACTTCAATTAAAGTTCCAACACCTTTTGCTACAAGTTGGAAAAGTTTCAACGCAGCAAAAACAAAAGCACCAATAACTAATGTTGCTGCTTGAAAGACAGGTTTTAGTAATTCAGCAAAAGGTTCTAAAAAGTTTATAACAGTTGCTACACCTTTAATCAAGTTTGCTAATTGTGTTAACACAATTGTTATATATGTTGTAACAAGCAAAGCGAAACCGTTAAAGATTTTTTGCATCACTTGAACAAAACCTTGATTCGTTCTAATAACTCTTGCTATCGCAGACAAAAAGTTTGCCAACCTTGTTATCACATAGTTAATAACAGTTCCAATAGTTTCAGCAACTGAGTTGAACGCGTTAGCGATACCGTTCCTAAAATCAGCCGAAGTGTTGTATGCGTACACGAAAGCAACAGATAGAGCCGCGATTGCTCCAATGGCTAAAAGAATTGGTGACATTAAAGCAAACGAAGCCGCCGCACCTTGAAGCATTGCACCTGAATAAAGTTTTAATAAACCTATCATAGTTGGCAACAAAGAAATGAAACCAGAGATAGCACTTATCATTTTACTTGCTTGTATAACAGTATAAAACGCTAAAGCGGCTACTGCTGCTGTTTGGAAAGCAACAGCATTATCTTTAATGAAACCTGTTGCTCTTGAAAACGCTGTTGTTAATGTTTCTAAGATTTTGAACGTAAGCATTAAATTAGCAACGAATATGGTTCCTAAAATGTTTAACACAGGTTGGAAAGCAGTGTACAAGTTTTTGAACCCATTTAACAAAGGTCCAAGAACTCCTTGTATCATAATTACACCTTTACCAACACTTGCGGCAACTTTCATGAACGCTGGACCAACAGAGTTAATCATTGTTGATAAAACACCATTAACTTGTGGAAGGAAAGGTCTAATAGCACCATCAAGAGCGATACGGATATTATCTTTCAAAGTGGACATTAAACCCATAAGAGTTTTTGATTGACGTTCCATAGCGCCAAGTGCTCCAGGAATTGATTCTAAACCTTTTAAGATTGCCGCGATTGCTCCGTCCGCTGGAACTAAACCGTTTTCAATAAGTTTTCTAACTTCTTGTTGCGTTATTCCCATTGAGTCAGCAATTGCTAGAAACGGATTGAAACCTGGGAACGCATCAGAGATTTGTCTCATGTCTTGTGTTACAACTCTTCCAAGACCTTTCATTTGACCTAAAGCGTAAACAACTCTGTTAATGGATTCGCCTTGTAAACCTAAAGCACCAGCAGCATTACCAAGTTGAGTCATGATAGGAAGAATTTGTTCAGCGTTGTAACCTAAAACTAAAAGTCGTTTAGTTGCTGTTAACAACTCAGGCATTTCAAAAGGAGTTGTTGCAGCAAAGTCTTGTATTTGTTTGAAACGATATTCTGCTTCTTCAGCAGAACCATAAAGTGCTGTTAATGCAATACGTGTTTGTTCAAATGAACCAGCAATTTGGAAAGCGCCAATCACTCCACGCGCTAAACCTGTTGTCGCTAAACCTACTAAAGCGCCTTTAACTAAATTCGTTGCACTAAACATGCCACCAAGAGATTTAGTACTGTTATCTGTTTCTTGTTTGAATTCTTTTGTCGCAGCAGTCGCAGAAGCCATACCTGCTTTGAAATTAGTACTATCTGCGCGAAGGCGAACTAAAGCCTCTGACACTACACTCAAGTTCGCCTCCTGCTATTTCTTTCTTGCTCGTTTAGAGTCTTGCTCTGCTTCATAATTTCTTAACTGTTGCAAAGCAATCCACTCTGTTAACTCGTTTGATGAAAGCGGTGGATGTAATGGACTTCCGTTAAGAAGTTCATCTAATGTCCGACCAAACCTTTCAGCGAGTTCGAACAGGAACCGATATTCAGGTTCCCTTAAGAGTCTTTTCCCACTTCGTCCACGCTTTCTTTGTTCATACCACTTATTGAAAGCGCTTTCGTTGCAAGCATTTCTATTACAGCACCGTTTTTATTAAACAAAGCCTCACGGTCTTCATCTAAGAAAGCACGTTCGTTTGTTTCTGGGTCTAAAACAGTTAACAAAACTGTTTCAGTGAAAAGAATCCCAAGGTCGACTTTGCCCGACTTTTGGTCAGCAGCGGCTTGTTGAACTTTGGTTCTTTCACCAGCCGACATAGAACGAATTTTAACTTTGATTTTCCATTCAGGAACATCAACAATCTCCGTTGTTATATCGTTTGTTTTTAATATCTGGTCACGTAGGGACACAATTTTCTCCTATTTCCTTTTTAGTAAGTTCCGCGTGTAACTGCTCCAGTGATTTGAAATTCTGCTGAAAAAGTTACTGCGTCACCTACACCTGAGGATAGTTCATAGGAAGTAAGAATTGCTTCTGCGGTGTACTTAATGTTTGATACTGTTGAACCCATTGGACCGTATTCAATTGTTCCAGCGACAGCACCCACAATTCCTGCTAAGTAACCATCAAATGTTGAATCAAAGTAACCTTCGACGCTGACAGTTGAGTTTGCTAAACCGACTATGTAAGTTCTTTGGTTTGACCCAAATGAAGTTGTTTCAGTTGCATCCACTTCGCGTGGGAATGAAACTGAACTAACTGCGGTACTAATATCTCTTGGTGTTGCTCCTGAATCGTCAACCTTAAATACTGTTGACTTTCCATGTTGAAAAGTTGGCATTTATTTTTTACCTCCGAGCGAATGTTACGCTTCTAGTTGTGCTTCCTGAGCCTGAGAGAGTGGATACTGCTCTCAAGTATCTGTTAACTGTTCCAGTAACTTCGCTTCTTTGGCTTGCTACTGTGTTAGCAGAAACTGTTGTGAAAGTTACAAGGTCAGCCCAAGTTGAATTATCGGCTGAGTGTTGAACTTTATAAACACTATTTCCTGAATGAACGTTTGCTGTTACATGTAAATGAGCAACACCACCATTGGCTGATGAAGCGGCATTGTCTACACTTGTACTGTTTGTTGTTGCCGTTATAGCGGCGTGACCTGAAAGGTTAATACCAAAATCAAGACCGTTACTTCCTGTTTGGAATTCAACGGAAGCAGAAACAATACCATCAAAAGGACTTGAAAGTTCGTAAGAAGTTTCAACACCATCAATTATTACCACTCTTGAACCAGCGGCGCGTGAACCAAAACCAATTGTAACAACTTTGTCTGTTGCGGCACCTAAAGCAGCAGCAAAGATTTCATCTGAGGCTTCAGTTGAACCATCAAACATTCCTTCTGCTGAAGCGGTTCCGTTTTCAATTCCAACAATGTAAGTTCTGGCACTATCACCAAACACAGTTGATTCTGGAACATCAACTTCACTTGACGCTGTAACAGAGTTTAGATAAACAGAGAAATCATATTTATCAACTAAAACTAATGAATCTTTACCATGCGCAAATGTTGGCATTATTTGTCCTCTACTTTGGTTTCTTCTTTAACTTCAACAACTATTTCAGGCACTTCAACAACAGGTGGTTCAATGGTTTTAGTTTTATTTTTACCATCAGTTGATTCAATTATGTTTGACTCTAAAAGCCATTCAACAGACTTTGCTGGCAAATCAGAAACAATCTGACCCGCTTCAACTCTTTTACCGTCGTAATCTAAACCTACTAAAACTTTATAACTTGGCATTTAAGCCTCCTTCTTGACGCAAGCGCTCCCGCTCGCTCAAGACCACTAGGGCACGAAGGCGTTCGGGGTCACATGGACACGTTAATAAATAAAGATTAGCACTCTTTCATAGTATCTGGAATGGCTCGCCGAATTCTTTCTTGTCTAATCTCAGCAAGCACCAACCAGTAACCAATTCCGTCAATGGAATTATCTAATTTGGGAACATGTATCTCTCTAGCAATTTTCATAGCCTCCATACATAAACAAACCTGTTCCGCTGTTACTTCTTTATCTAAAATAACAGACCACAATTTTGCAGCGCGGTCAAAATTATCTAAAGGATGCCCATAAGTTTTTTGTCTATCGCCGTAAACTAAATCAATTGCTCTTTGAGCAATATCTTGTCCATCCATTTACAAAACCGCCAAATCAGACCAACCGCGTTTATCGTGATTGCCAACTAACAAAGTTAAAGTTCCTGGACTTGACCACTGCCCTGACATATCCGTATACCATTTACTTCCACCTGAAGTTGTTCCGTCAGTATCCAAACTTGGGCATTGGAATAAAGTGAACATCCCATAGTCGTGAACTCTTAAATGGTGTTTATGTGCCGTGAACCATATTCTAGGTTCACTACCGTTATCTCTAAGAAGTCTAAGAGATTGACCACGCAACCACTCAAGTTCTTTACCAGTCATTTTATGTCCATGAGTGAAAGCACATTCCTGACCTGATAAGTTAACTTGTGTTGTCATTTGGTCATGTGGAATATGCCAATCATGTATCGCATCAGTTCCTTGTAAAACTCTTTCCAAAGTGTCAGCAAGGAAAGCGTCAGCGGAATCTGAATCAGTTGTTATCGCTCTTGAACCTTTACGTGTCCATTCACCGTGATTTGACAGGGTTGAAATGAACTTTCTTTTCTCAGCAAAATCACACAAACTTGTTACACCAGTTGTCCACAAATCTAAAGCGGTCAAGAGTTGTTGTCTTTGATTTAATTGAACGGAGAAAGTTTGCGAAGCGTAGAAATCTGAACAACCTTCAATTGGGTCACCCATGTTCACAAACGCTATTTGTTCAATGTTTCTTCCCTCTTTTTTTAATGCTTTGATTCTTTGTTCTGTTTTATTGAAAGAGTCCATAATTCTATCTATTGTTCCTTTTATTCCACCACTAGCCGACTTTGCTAATTGCCAATCAGCCCAACAAACAACAAAAGTACTTGGGTCTTCAGTAGTGTTTAATTCTTTTTTAGTTGGCTTCCAAGTTCTAATAGATTTACGTATCTCGTCAATATCTTCATCTGTTGCTGTTGGTGTTCTCTTTCTAATGAAAGTTGCACGATAAGAGTATAACCAAATTAAATCTCTGTCACCGTTTTCTAAACGTTTAGAACTTTGCCACTTGGACATACGAACTTTGTCATCTTGAACTTCGAACACATTTGGGTCTAAACCAAAGGAAAGAAGAATACTATTCCAATCACCGTTAATTGGTTCAGTTAAAGTACCAGTGTTTATTTCACCACCATCTAAACCTATTTCAGCGAAAGGTTTTGATGAAACATTTGAAATCTCTGCAACTGCTTCATCTACTTCAATGTTGTGTTGTTTTTTGTAATCTTCAATTACTTGCTCTGCTTCTGCATATGTTTCGTAAGTACCTAAAGTTAACTTACGTTCGCCATCATGAACTCTTGCTCTAAACTTTCCACTTTCACGTTTCTCAACGCCACCAAAACTTCTAACTTCTTTCATACGTTCTCCCTTAACGATTAAAGAATAGTCTAGTCCGCTTGATTATTTGCTTTACATCTAGTGCATTTTATTAACCAAGGACGAGTTAAAGTTTCTGCTAACAAACGATTACACCTCCAACATCTTGGTTGAACATCTTTCTTTGTATCCTTACCATAGGCGTCTAGCCCACTGTTTGTCACTAGATACCAACATAACACTCAGCATTGAAAGCAATACGAGGGCGGTCTTGTTGGTCTGGTCCTAAAGAAAAAACTGAACCAATTGGCATGATTCTCATAACTGCAATACTCGAAATAGTTGTATTACTTATAGCACCCAAATAGGCTCTGATACTTTGAGCAGCGTCTCTTGCTGTTGGGTAATCGTCTCGACCAGCACGACAAACAATTTGAATACGAGGTTTATCAATAGCGGTTGCTGCGGCACCAAAAGTTGCTAAAGGAGTTGCCCCTTCATATTCATAAACACAAATACAAACATCAGGAGTGGCTGGCATACGTCCAAGAAAAATGGTTGTTGCTAAAGTTCCAAAACTACCAGTAACTAATTGGTCCCCAACGGATTCTAAAATTGTTGCCATTAAGTCCAACCTTTGTCTCTAAGTATTCCTTCGACCTCAGAAATAATTCTATTTCCTAAAGCCTCAACTCTTCGACTAGCAGGACCTTCTAAGTATTTTGCTTTTGTTGGGGATGCGTGATATGCCTCTAAGTTTTCGTGAACAAAGAAAGCGTAAGGAGCAGCAGGACCACCATAAACAATTTCAACGTAAGCCTCATTACCAACAACAACAGGCGGAATCATATGACCTGATGCTCTTAATGAACCTGTATCTACAGGGACTTCTTCTTGCGATTCAGCGAAAACAATTTGTCCTTCACGATACAAAGCGGCAACAGTTGCGTTAGCGGCAGCAACCCCACCAATACTTAAAGCAGCCAACAATCGGTCAAGACCGATAGTGTCCATTTTCATTAGCCAAGTCCAAAAGTGATTACTGTGTGATGAACTTCTGCTTCATCTGATACTTCATCAACAGTTAAAATCTTTGGGGTTGAACTATCAGGCAAAGTAAGTTTATGACCCAAAGTGACTCCAGTTGTTGCACCAGGAATAATAACTTTCCCTGTAACAACTTGTTCTTGACCTGAAGCGTCTCTAACAAGTTTTGTTTCGTTAATAATTCTTCCCTCTAAACTTGTTGTTGTGGCACTAAAACTTTGTTTGCCATATTTGTCTTTAGAAGATTGTGCTTGGATGGTTACTGTCTCGAAAGTGAAATCACCAAATTGGTCGCGAGTTCTAATAGCCATTGAACCCCGCCTTAGTTGTTATAGTTTAGAACGTCGTTTGAAGTATTAGGATTATCGTGAGCGCCAACATAAAAGTCTGTGTTGTAATCTTCAACACTTCTGTCATCAGTTGAAACCAATGAAGAAGAATTAACAATAGGCATAGGTGGTGCAAGTCTGTATCGTTGGTCTTTAATTTTGTTTGCAAGTTTATAAAATTGGTCTGCGCTTTGATTGAACTGTTCACTGATACTTAAATCGCCAACAGTTTTAGAATAGTTTGCTCTATGAGCGTAAGAGACGGCTATATTTTCAGCGGCGGCTCTTGATGCTTCCCAAATATCACTGTCATGTAAAGTTATTAAAAAAGTTATTTCCTCATCAGTTAAATGAGCGTCAGTACTTTCTGTGTCACCGATTAGGAAACGAACTTTTGCAAGGTTGCTTAAACTTGGGTCGCCAACATAAGTAAATGTCATTGTTGAACCTTATCTGGAAGTCTTGAAAACGCGGCGTTAATTTCTGAAGATGAAAGTTCGCCATCAGTTAAATACGCTCTTGCTAACGCTTCTGAAACAACAGCAACACCTGAAACTGCTGCCAACGAAGCAGCCTGCCAAAGTTCAATACCAATAATTGAACCAGCGCCAAGCATTCCCATTCCTTGAGCAACAACAACAGCAAACATTCTTAAAAAGATTTGTTTAGTTTTTTTCATAACTAACAACCAATAAGAAGAAACGGACTGAAACCAGACAAAGAGTTAGGGTCGACATATCTGAAACCTGATGCTGTTGCTGAGTCTCTTGTTAAAACAAAAGTGTTAGCACTTCCAGTTGCACCTGTCAAAGTTGCTGTTAAAAGGTAAGTAGATAAAAGAGTGTCAATGTCAGTGACAGCGTTTTGTATATCAACAGCAACGTTAGGTGCGTCTGCGTTTTGAGGGAATCTGAACCCTTTACTTGTTGTACCTGCCATGAAAGCCTCTTAAACCTTCTTCTATTCTATTACTGGTGGTGTAGGTGTTCTTTCCATTCCAACAAATGGGTCTGTGTATGGTGAAACAAATATGTCATTAACTGGGTCGTAAGAGCAACCTACAAAAGCATAAATTCCTCTAAAGTTTTGGTCAACGTCAGTTTGAATCCAAGTTCCACCAAAACCCATTTCGTTGGCAAGATAATCTTGTCCTCTGTGTTCTAGTGAGTCATTAATAACAAGGATTCTTAGAACAATGTTGTTTTCATCAATTTCAGCAAAATGTGCCATTTATTTTTTCATCTTCCTTATGCTAAATACCTAATTATACAAACGCCTGTACCACCAGTGAAACCGTGATGGTCCCCGTTTTCTTCAACAGCACCGCCGCCACCACCACCAAGATTGTCTGTACCTTTAGAACCACCAGCACGACCATTAGTGAACTGTCCACGAGAACCAGTTCCGCCTCCACCTAAACCACCAGCAAGATTTCCTCCACCGTGATGTCCACCAGAACCACCACCGCCATAATAAATGTTTGAACCAGTCTTGTAATCATTTTGTATTCCTATTCCGCCTTGACGACCACTACCAGCAGCACCAGCGCCACCACCGCCACCGCCTACGTAACCACCACTTCCACCGTTGTTACCAAAAGTTGTTGCATCACTATCAGAAGCAAAAGTTCCAGTACCACTGTTACCGCCACCTGAACCTCCTTT